CTGCCGCAAAGGATCCGCTGGTCGAACTGTGCGGTGTTACACAATAATATATTATGCTGCTTGAAGTCACAAAGTTACCGGCTACGTATGCTGTAACGGGCGCCCATGCTGTGGCTGTAGTCATAACGATCTGCGCCTGGTCCTTATAAAAGCGGCAATAATAATCGCCCATCTCGATCTGGTATGCCTGGATATCGTTAAAGTTAAAAGGCATCAAACGGCTATCTTTCGTCGAGTATTTCGTTTCGGCGATGTAGTAAAAGCCAGCGCGGTTCTTTGCTCCGCCGTAGCATTCAACGATACAGTTCAGCAGTTCTTCTGCCGACTGGCCATATTGCTGTATGTCCGTTCGTCCTTTAGCTTTCGGACTTAATACTCCGCCTACAAGACTGTTTATAATTGGCGATGTCTTCATCGGCGCCTCGCTGATATCCACGATCCTGTTATCGGTTTATCAATTGATTCTTCCTGGCTGTCTATTGACTTGGCCTGCTGTAGCGAGTCTTTAGCTTCTGTCCTGACGTTGGCGGCCAGGGTTGCGTTGGTCGTGATCGCGTATGTCAGCATGGCGGCCACGTGCAGGGCCAGGCATTCGGTAAACGTCGCGTCGTACACGGTCGGGTCTACGCAATCGTAGACGTAATTAATCGCGAGCGTTGCGGCGTTACAGTATATCGTTTTGCCTTTAATCTTATACGCCGATCCTTGCGGCAGGTTTGTTTTTTCCAGTCTGATGTAATCTGTCGGAAGCTGGAACACCGTCGTGAAATCAGCCAACGCGGGGACGTCGACCGTAAGCGCAAGCGAGGCCTCGTCCATCGCGAAGTTCCAAAAATGCTTACGGAGCAGCGCTTTCCTGGCGATCTCGTATATCCTGTTTGCCTTACGCGCGGTTTCGTTGTCCGGGTCGGTCAGTGATGTTATCGGGTCCTGTCCGATTATCGTTAGTCCTGCGTTGATGATCTCCAATTTACTGGCCATGCCGCATCTCCTTTAGGAACTGTTCGCGTCCCATTATTTTTATTTCTATATTTTTAGTGATGATTGACTTAAACATATTGTCCCACCAGGCCGGATCCTTTTGCGTGAGGTGAAGGTCCATCCCCAGTCTTTCGTCGCCCCATATCGGCATAACATGAAATGTTTTTACTCTCGTAATTCTCCCGATCTCTTTTATTGCCAGCATGACGTCTTCTGGGCTTAAATGCTCCAGGCAGTCAGTAGAAAAGGTGTAATCAAACTGGTTGTCGCTGAACAGGTGCATATCTGTCGCGGATAATTCATAAAAATGCGTTGTTAGTTCGTCCGGGAACTTCTTATTTACGCCTGCCATAGTGATGTCTACTCCATACGCGTCAAATCCGCGGTCCCGTAATATCTTGACGGTCGTTCCATCTCCGCATCCGATGTCAAGCAGTCGCGTATTCTTGTGCGCTGTTGCGATGATGTGTTGCGCGAGAGGTTTTGCGCATTGCGATCGCGTGTAATCGGTCGACCATAGTTGCGTGTAGATCTCTTTTGCGTTCATCATGCCTCCCTGTGTATGCGGCTGGCCTGGCGGCTCCACAGGACAGCGTTCGTTTGTTCTTTACATAAATCAAATGTGCAGTATTCTCTGGGCAGATGTACGACGTTAAGTTCCGGGCAGTTCGTTATAACGGCCTGCAGGTTCGTCTGGTCCATAAGGTCCGGGTGCTTTTTGTTTTCTTCTGTCCAGGCGTGCAGCAGTGCGTATGCTTTCAGCGTATTCCCGAAGTACATCATCCCGGCCGCGAGCTGTGTATTCTTAAAATAGTTGACCGCAAAGTCGCACGTTAGTTCATCGAATAATGCGGGGTATTCTCTTATCTCCGTATCAGCGTCAAGCCACACGACCGGGCGGTTATGTTTTATTAACATGGCTTTGATAAACTCGGCCTTGTAAAAGTTCGCCTGCAGCCATCCGCCCATGTCGGGGATAAAATGGACCTCATGCGGGATGTTGAATGCTTGCATATCTCGCAGCAGTATGGCTGCCTCGACCTCGTATTTCGGTGTCGCAAAACTTACGATAAACATTTGAAGTCCTTTCCCCATAGCAATCCGGCAGCGTTTCTTTTCTCGTAGACGTCCATGTCACAAGCGGTTGTCCGCTGGCGCAGTTCTCTGTGCGTTTCGTCCATCTCTTTCGGCATAACTGATGGGTGGTAATGGTTTAATCGCGCCTCGCTACACCATATAAACTTCCCGATGGAGCGCGCGTATTTCTCGAACTCCTTCTCCGCGTTCCAGTACATATAATCTGGGCATTGTATCTGCATGTTCGGAAATCGTTCAGCGAACTTGCGGCCGGTGCATGGTATCGCTCCTTGCGGGGCGTCGGGGATGTTGATCTGGTTCAGGCCTATTACGCCGTCTGTGTCCGGAAACGTCACGCGCGCTATCTCGTCGAGGCGCTCGAGACAATCAGGCAGCAGTTCTGTGTCGTCGCTTAATCCGAGGAACCAGTCGCCTTGCATGTTCTTCACTTCGCGGTTGCTATTCTGTATAATGATTTCGTCAAGAATGTTGTACCGGATAACCAGCCGCCAGTTCTTGTATGTGTTCGCGAATATCGCCTTTACGCAGCGTTCGAGTTTCGCTTCCCGCTGTTTCGTGCTTATATAAATATCAAACATTGGCCCACTTCCGTGTCGGTTCGCCCAGCATTTTCATTGTGTTGCCGCTCATTGACCGCACTCGATCGGCAAAGCCGGGGATCTCTTTTTTCCATATGTCCTGCACGTTGTCCGCGGCGTGTCCGTGTTCGGCGCCGTATGGTTCGTAAAACTTCCGGCTGTTATCGAGCGGCGCGCCGCAGAGTATGATTTTGTTATATCCCAGCGCCAGGCATACCTTGACAGCAAATAACGAACTGTCGCTGCATTCAAATTTCGGGAATTTCCATACGCGGTGTATTCCCTTGCCGTCTACGTGGCAGTGTGTTGTCGGATATCCCTTTACAAACTCCCGGTTGCCGTGGAATGTTTCAGGGTGCCAGCTTATCCAGTGGTCTACAAAATAGGGGTAATAAAGCGCTGTATGGTTCACGCAGGCGATATGGTTTGTGTGCGGAAATGCGAGGCTGTGAACCCTTGCCAGGTCGTCAAATAAACATTCTGCGCTGCCGCATACGAGTATTAGCTGATCCATTCGCCCTCCGGTGCGCCATATAATGCGAGCGGGTATCCGCCCATTGATCGGATCCGTTCTGCACCTTCTTCACCAATCGCTTTCTTGAAGTCTTGCCATGCCATGTGTATTGCCGGGTCCGCCATAAAGTAGTTCGTGTCAGGGTGATCGTAAAATCGAGGCGTGTTGTTAAGCGGGACGCCGCATATCACGATACGTTTATATCCCATGAGTAATGCTATTTTCAAAGAGAATAAGGCGCTTGACCCGTCGCCATTCAAAGGCCACCGGTTCATTACGCGTTCGTGGTCCTGGTTGCTGTGCGTTTCGACTCCGTAGCCTTTCATCCATACATCGAGAAAATAGAAGAACTCCGGGTGAAGGCTGGCGTAATGTGTGATCTTGATCTTGTCGGTCCGTATCATCCACTCAAGGCCCATGAGCGTGTGATTTATAACCATGATGTCGGAGCCAGGCAGACGTTCCCTGGCTTTATCCATTTCCCACCATATGTTCTGGCCGGACCCCAATATCAAAAGGTCTTTGCCTAGGTATCGGTCGACGATATCGGGGAAATGTCTTCTTGTCTGTATGCCGTATTTTATCTGCATAGTAAGGTTGGGACCGGGGTTTTGAGTCCCCGGCCCCGATCTCCTTAGTTCTTGGTCGTGTACTTAATCATGACCTTAATCGTGCCTGTTGCAGCGGCGCCAGCGGTCGTTATGACCGGCTGACACTTCGTTGCGCTGTCGCAACGATAGCCGAGACTGGCGGCTACACCGTTCGACTGGTAATATTTCTTACCCGCCGAGGCTGACGCAGCGGCCGCCATAAACACGGCATCGCTTGCGACCGTCCCGAATTTCAGCGTTACGCTGGATCCGAGCGCGTCATGATCGATTATCCAGTCGGTGATCATGGCTCCGAGCGGAACTTCCGGGAGCGTGATGGTTGACGCAGCCTCTAATCCGGCCGCTTCATACTCATCGTAGATCACGTGTTCTTTTGACCCGATCACTTCCGGCGCGAGTAGCGTCGCGGGCGTGACGGCGTCCTGTATCGTCTTGTTTACACCTTTTACTGCACTCATGCTTGCCTCCTTGTTATTTCAGTTTATGTTTTATACTCTTTGCCGACGATTGCTACTTAGGCTTCGTAGCAGCTGATCTCGACGACTTTCGCTTCTTCGAGCCTGGTCGCGCCGTAAGACTGACCGGCATATATCTGGGCCGAGAAATGCTTCCCAGGCAGTATGTCGATGCTGGTCTTCAGGTCAAGCCATACACCGAGGCATAGGCCTGTTTTATGGAACGCCGCCGCTTTCCTCGTTGTTGAGGATATCGGCATCTTCTCTGATTGCACGAACGAGAAGCCCATGAACTGGTTCACTGTTCCGTCGACGAGCGCTTTGACTGTATTGAAGTCCACGCTCGTTATTTCATCAGCGGACAACAAGTCCGTGACGCCCTGTGACGCGCAGGCAATGAACCTGTCCGATTTCGGTACTTCGTTCTCGTTCAGGATCTGTGCCGCGGCGCGCAGCTTCGTCACCGTGAGGCCCGTGGATCCGACCGCTACTTTGTTGGCCGTGGCCAACGCGTAGGTTGTCGTGCCCTCTTTGCCGCCGTAAGCGGTCGCAAACAACGCATTCGCGATTACGGTATCTTTCGCTCTGGCGAGGGCGCCACCGTTCGACTGAACGATTTCAGACGTCGGGTCCTTCACCATGTACACTTTGTCCATCGAATCTACAAGGGGCGCCTTGTAGAAATACCGCGGGGTGATCTTCCTGCGGTTGTAGGACGGGTCTTCGTTCACAACGTCCTGGTTCCTGCCGGTCTTTTCGAGCGCTTCTGAACTGGCGAGCTGTTCCTGGAACGCCATTTCACCTTTACAATCCGGTTTAATATAAACCGCCTTTTCAAGGTTCGCGAGCAATTGCTGGGACACCAGCATTATATTGCTGCTGTACGTGTTCTGCAGAATCGTGTCTATTGCCATACTATCCTCCTGTTATTGTTTTATAAGTTTAACCTTTACTCTCCGTGGTTTAGTTCAGGTTGTCCTTATCGGGCCTTATCTCACCATTTGCTGCTCTGTTTCGGGCCTCTTGGAGGTTGTCCGCTTGCTCGTTGCACCGGCATGAAGGGGCGCTGTGCCTTGTCCTCACGCTGATTTACTTCCCTGCTGCTGCGAGTTTCTCAAGATCCATTCTACGGTTTACCCAGTAGGCATGGTCCTTGTGTCCCGCGACAAACAGCGGGTGTTTAATGTCTGCCGTTATCGTTCGGAGTTCCTCGGCCGCCTGCGCGGGCGTGAGCGTTCCACCGGCCATGTTACTTGCGCCAATCTTGTCTTCGCTCATGTTTTCGCCTACGTTGGCCAGTAACTTTATAATATCAGGATCGCTGCCGTACTTCTGCACGATCGCGTCTGCTCTGTTTTTATCTACAAACGACCGCAGGACCCTGTTTGCCAGGCCCGCTTTTTCATCGTATGCTTCGCCGTATTCCCCGCGGAGCGCTGTCACCGCTTCGTTGTGTGCTTTCTCTTTCTGTTCCGCTGACTGCTTTGCTCCGGCGTTCAGCATGCCTGCAAACTCTGCCATGATTCCCTGGAACTGATGAGGGAGCAGTCCGTACTTCTGCGCGATCGGCTTGAACTGTTCCAGCGCGGCTGGTGTCAGTCCTGTACCTGCTTCCATCTTCAGGTCCTTTGGCAGCGAGTATTCTTTGGCGTCTTTCGGCGCTCCGGCTGCTTGGAGGAACCGTTCGAGTTCGCCTTTCTCATAGTTACCGTCTTTATCTTTACGCGGCGCGGCGATCTTGTCCCCGCCAACGAGTTTTTCAAGGCCGCTATAACTGGCCAGCGCTTCTGCTGGCGTCTTCCAGCCTTTAAGCGTTACAAGGCTTTTTGCTTCCGGTGTCAGGCTTGTGGTCCAATCCCCTGTTCCTTTGGCTGCAGCGGCTGCGCCAGCGGCATCAGCGGCTGCTTTTGCGGCTGCTCCTGCATCGCCATCACCTGAACCGCCACCTGCGCCGTTCCCACCGGCTGCGTCTTCAAACCTTACCCTGCTTGCTCTCTGTCTGTAAAACATATGCGTTCTGTTCATTTTGCCCTCCTTTTAGGGCCGCGTGTTATCCTTTTCAGGGCGCGGGGTTGTCCTATTTATTAAAAATTCTTCTACAGTATGATCTCGTTTTTTTCTGTTGCACTGCACACAAGCTACTGCTAAATTTAATATGCCATTGGTTCCTCCTTTTTTACGTGGGATAATGTGTTCTAAAGAGTCATTACCAAAAGAGATCGGCGCCATGCAGTAAATGCATGTTAATGTTCCAAACTTCTTTATGTTGGATTCATAGACATCCTGGATTGTCGCTATTGTCAGTTCCCCAGGGTACTTAAGTATTGCCTTGCGCCTTTTTTGATAGAACGGGTTTTTCTCGCGAAATATTCTTTGCTGTGCCAGGTTCTGGTCCCTGTGTTCGTGGTACCATTTCCGAGTGCATTCGTTATTTTTTTTACTGTCTAAATATGGCACGGTTACTTATCCCCTGTCAGTTCGGATATGAGTATTTCCACATCCTTGTCCACTAAACCCTTAATGTAAACAAAGAGCGAACGTCGCCCTTCATTAAGAGCCATTTTCTTGCTATCTGGGTCATACGTCGTCCGGCTTACAAACGACCGGCGTTCCAGGTCCTTCAGGACCATGAGTCCGTCCGGACTACCGAACACGCGCTTGTAAACTTCGGCGTTGTCTTTTACCGCTCTTGTGATCTCCAGCAGTTTCTGTCGCTTGTTGTTCCCTATTCCTATCATGCCATCCCCTTTCCTGCTCCCGCAGTAGCCAGGTTTCTATCTGCTTCGCTGGCTGTTTTGACCGTGTTTGCCCCTTGCTCCATCATCTGCATTTGCTGTGCCATAGCATTAGCAGCCGCTCTGTTCGATCTGATCTCCGCGACTTCTGCGTCATCGCGTATAAGTTTCGGATTGAGGTTCGTGATGTCGGCCGCAAAGTCCAGCACGTCGTCACATTTAACTTTGTCTATGATCTCTGGCTGTATCTGCATAAGCTGCGCCACGATGTTCATGGCCATGTTCAGGCCTTGCATCTCCACGGCTTTCTGCGCCTGGGCCAATGGTGACGTTGCCACGACTATGAATTGCTGGCCCTGAAGTCCGGGTGGTGTCGGAGGTAACTTGCGGAGCCTGTACAATATGTTATATGTTCTTTCGACCGCGGGGCGCAGCTTGTCGGTGACGATCATGCCGATCGCCGGGCCGAGTAGCAACATGCGCTCTGCTACGCGCGCTCTGATTTCTTCGGCTGTGGCGTCTATGCGCTGGTTCAGAACAATAAACAGGTCGTTGAAATAAGCCTGTTGAATCATGCGGCGCCGGGCGTCTTCGTATTCTAACGCAAACGGCACATTGCCGCTGGCGTATATCTGGTTGATCTTCTCGCCAGCGTAGCCGGTGTTTCGCATGTTCAGGCCGCCCGCCTGGAAGTCTAACGGGCGCATGAACGCTTCGTCTGGTATATCAAGCGGCGGATCGGACATCTTCTCGCCTGCTATCAGGTTCGTTGCGCACATGGCGTTCAGGGTCTTAATGTTCGATATCTCGCGATCGGTTGGGCATACGCCGTACGGATCGTCGCCTGATGCTTTCGCCCAGCGCGATATCATGAACGGGAACTCGTTATATCCGCCTTCCTTGACGCTCGTCAGGGCCTTGACGTCTATCCATTCGCTGGCAAACGGCATGTTCTTCTTGTCTTTCTTGGACGCGTCGAACACGGGCCGCTGGTAAACGCAATATAAAAACTGCCATTTCTTGTCAAAATTGAGGTTAGTGTACGCTTCCATAAGTTCTTTTGACATTTTCGCCTGGCCGAACTTCTCGACGGCCTGGTCCGCGGTGTACTCAAACATAATATAAACTGTTCGGATCCTCCCGGACGCGTTAGGTACGATCACGCAGTTCTCGATCGGGACGCTTAAAAAGCGGATATCGGTTTCGATGTCTTCGTCTTCGTATAACACGTCCGTTGCTATAACGAGCAGGTTTCGGTACCCTTCCGTGTCTTCCTGGTAAAAATTGGATCCGTTCAGCGCGTCGTATATCGCGTCTTCGCAATCACGCAGGTACGCTTTTGCTCCGGCCATTTCCATCATGCGCCTGTCTTTGAGCATTAGCTTAAACCATCGCGTTGCCGGGTTTGTCAGATATCCCTGGATGCCCGCGGCTGCGTAGTCTACGCTGTTTGGCGCGGTCGAATCGAACAGGTCGTCCGGAAGTCTGTCCCCGATGTTATGGTATCGCGTGATGAACGATCGGCGCGGTAAACAATAATATGCGTTTTCTTGCCATCCGGCTTCGAGCGTCGCTCGTCTGCCTTTCCATCCGTTATAAAGTCTTAAGTGTTCTGACGGGTTGCGGGTCATGTTATATTCCTCCCAGGAGCGTTGGTTTCGCCCCGGTTCCTGCATCGTCTGCCGCGCCTAAAGGCGACGTCAGAATTGTCTGTGTCACTGCGCGTTTCTTCGCGATGATCTTCGCGTCCGCGGCAGCTTTGGCTGCGGCGTCGGCCCCGGCCATCTTTGATTCATAGGCTGTGGCCTTGTTGTTCTGGTCGTCCAGGATCTTCTTCTGGTCGATGCGTTGCTGGTTCGCGTTGTATTGCGTGGTCGCTATCGTGGCGGCTGACGACAAAGCCATTACGCCTATCAGTGCTGCGGTTGTGCCTGATACGACCAGGTATCGCGCATTCATTTCATTCAGCGTATAAGCGCGCAAGTTATGTAGCCGGTACTTCATTTTCTACCTCCTTGATGTTTTTTATGTAGTGAATTTCAAACGGGCGATATCCGCTCCGAATATAAAACTTTGCCAATGCGTCCGGCATGCTGTTATACATGTGCGCCATTATTATATGCCCTATTCCAGTTTCTCGGCATTTCTGCTCCAGCGTCTTTAAAAGATGAATACCGACGCGCCGATGTGCTTTTGAAACGTACCAGACGGCTTCGTGGTATATCGGCTTGTCCGCGGCCGGGATTTTCATTGCCTGTCCCGCCAGGATCCCCACGATCTTGCCATCATGCTCTGCGACAAATGAATACTCCAGGTAATGCTCGACCGTAGACAGTATCTGGTCCGGGTCGATGTTCGTGCCGTACTTTTTCAGCGCTTCTTCCTGGAACTCTTTTAATAGGTCCAGGCAGTTTGGCACATCTTCTTTTGTCACTTGCCGGATGATCATGTCCTATTCCTTTGCTATAGTTATCTGATACGTTGTCGGGTTCGTCTTATCGCTTCCCTTAAAGAACCGCCCGAAGTTCGGACAGTCGAAAAATGTTTTGAGTTCCCCAGTAAACAACATTCGGAGTTTTTGCCATATGGATAGACGAGCAAACTCTTGTATGGTTTTATTTAAGAACAGCATCCTCCACTGTTCCGTCGGCTCGTTCCATTTCATAACGACATTAAACGTCACTTTATTCTGCTTGTTGTCTACTGCGAATATGTCGTCCATTACAAACTACCGCCATACTTCGCTTGCATTTCGGCAACTTCATCGAGCGTCCATACTTCCGGACTAAATATTAAAACTTCGAGCCCCATATCGTTTGACGAATCGTCCATGACTATGTTTGGCACAGCCCCAACCGGAGGATATGTGGCGTTCCCATGATTTACAAACATCCCATTAACAAATGTGTTTTCTTTCCACGTCGATTGTCCGGGATATGACCCTGCTGCTGAATATAAAACTATTAGAGTGATAGAATCATATTTATTAAAGGCATCAAAATTCCCAAATGATGTAGCGGTTTCGCTCGTTGCATTTTTTGTTGTAAAATAACAATAGTTGTTTGCTTGGGAGTTAAACTTAATAGTCCAGTAATTACTTGCGTCAATCTGCATCATTAACAAAGTGCGATAATCATTCCCAGCTACTTGTTGATTTGGTTTTCTCAATATCCTAAACCGAAGCAAAATTGAACCGGAATCTGAAACGGTAAAATTACTTGCACCTGCGTATGTAAGAGAATCCTTGTTGCGAGTATATCGCGTTCCGTTTGTAGGAATATATGATGAGGTTATCTTCTTCCCGGATTCCATCTGGGCTCCCCACATGTAAACAGCATCGCCGCTCGTTTCAATTTTAATTCCTATTCCACGACTTGTCGCCGCAACATAGCCTTCGGAATACGGTCTAATCCATTCGCCCACTACAAGCCCTGCCGCTAACGCCGCCGTAATATCTGTATATGTTTCTCCATTATCCCAGGTAACATACACCTTGCCAGTTCCGGTTTTTCTCTTTAAAAATACAGACGCGCTCGATGCATCTACTCCCGCCGTTGCCTGTATGCACGTTCCGTTGGCAGCTGTCGCCGTTACCGAGTCAGCCGTTGTCGCTGCATCTGGCGCGGCAGCTTCATTGGAGCCTATGGTTGTATCGGTTTTTACCCATTGAGCATTTGTTAAGTCTTCATTCCACCAAACCATATTTTGAACTGCACCTTCTCTCAATATGATTGGATTAGGATAAGGCGTGTATCCGTTAATATCATAGGTTCCGTAAGCTAACCGTATTGTATTCGAGGAATCCCTTACCAGTGTTCCTGCTGAATTTTGATATGTTCCCCAATGAGTTGCGTCATTTGTTCTGGCGACTGTAACTGCCGGGCTTCCCTTTGAAAAAAACGCATCTCCATACCCATATCTTGCTTGTCGAGTATCAAGAACAAATGTGCAGTTCTTGGTTCCTTCTTTCTGTTGAATAACATCTGCGGGAGCAATAGTTACTTGAGATAAAATAACAATGCACGCAATTAAACTTTTCAGAATTTTCATCTTATCCTCCTTATTGGGTTGCTTCTAACCCGGTTCTATATTTTAGTCTTGCACCGTAGATATTAACATCATCAGCGTCGGCTGTTGCCGTTACTTCAATAAGCAAAATATCATCAGCGTCTATGTTCGCTACAGCACCAATTCCCGTTGATAGCGTTACAAGCCCATTCCACGCCCTTGCAGCTCCATTCGCCACAACCACCGTGTCGGTAACTATTGGGGTCGTATTTCCATACTCAAAAATACGCACATCAACGTTTACTTCTTCTGCGGCGACTTCAAGCATATCAAATTGAATCACCAGATCAGTGGCCGCTCCCACATCAACAAATGTTGAAGGAACTCTCATTGTGAATAGAAGATAATCCGCGGCCTCGCCAAGAGTAACGTATCCTTCCGTAGCTCCGATTTCATCTACTCCGGCCAAGCCTACTGACAATTGGCTCGCTCCCCATCCTGTCACCCTCGGTTCTGTTGCGCTCATATAACTAATGTCAGCAACCGCATACTTGTATAACTTTGAACCAAATGAAGTTAATAGTTTATCGTTGACCTCGACGTAATCATCAGTAATGCTTAACAATATAGGCCACGTTCCATCGGCATCAATGCGAAGGTCGGTGTCATCAGACCCGCCTACTCCAAGAAAATCAAAAACACCGGCGTATTGCTGCGTTATTTGATCACCACCAGGCAGGGTATATGGAGTGGTGATATACAAATCACCATCAACAGTTGCGTCGTGAGGGAAATAAACATGACGATCATTCCCAAATTGAGCAATCAAATCATCATCGCTGTTATTCATCACAACTGCATTTGTCGCGGAGGTGTTTCCCAAACCAGTAAATAATGCCGGCATTTCAAATTCATATTCACTTTCTGAATAGAGTTCCGGCATAAGATACCCTTTAAAATTAAATACATTTTGCCCGTCCGTTGCAGAATCAACCCAGGGCATATCTGTCGAACACCCAATAAATTGAGTATATGTAGAAGCAGAATCGAGTTTTATCTGATCAACTCCACCGCTTACACCATCAAAGCTACAACCAATAAATCTGGTTGTTGTTGCTCCTTGAATATCGAGCATTACGTTAGTATTTACGGTGACTTCTATATAGGCGTTGATAAATTTGTTCCCACCTACTTCTCCACCAAGAGCAGTTTTTATAAGCTGAATATCCGTATTGTTTGAATTGATATAGAAATCGCTAAAGGTGTTTCCGTTGTTAAATGTTGCACCCGTCGTATGTCCGTTGCTTATCAAAATACCTACCGTGTTGTTATAAATACCAAAATTGGTAAAATGGTTTAGCATGCTGTACTGACCCGATCCACCATTCCCGGAAGCGTAAACCCATAACCCTACCGCACATCCTCGTATTCTAAAATTACTAATAGCGGTGTTCGCGTTATTGATTAGTTTTATTCCAATCGTTCCGGCCACAGGTGTTGCTGCGCCATACACATAAATACCATCAATCTTAGTATAGTAATTAGCGAACGATTTTGCTTCATTACCAACTATAATAGCCGGTTGCCCAGACGGAGCAATTAAGGTTACGCCCCTTCCACCATGACCTTGCGGAGCGAGTGCTTTTATTTCAATATTTCGCTCTGACCCTCCGGCTGCACCCGCCCCAATTAAAAGCGGAGTGGTTAGCGTATATGATCCAGGGAGGATATAAATTGTTCCACCTTGCGCTGACGAACCCTCGATTAAATTGATAGCTGCCTGAATTTCACTCACTGAATCTACATAAATAACACCCGTAAACGAAGTAGCTGATACATAGTCGCCTATCTTAATATCTCCCGCTGAATATAATCCTGCGAACCTTTTTTGCGATGCACCACCTGAACCTAAATAGTAGGTGTTGTCGGTTGCCGGAATTATGCTTTGTCCAACAGCTGACATATCAGCCGATACCGCGCCTGCTGCGGTTACTTTGATGGGGACTATTGTCGAACCGCCATCGGGCGATCCGTACAACACGGTTGAAGCCGCGTCTGAACTTCCACTTTCTCTTTTGGCTTGTGCTGTCACTGGTAGCATTAACAGGGCCGCCAGGATCATCAGCATTAATTTTTTTCGCATGTTCTTTCCCCTTTTGTTTATGTGTTTTAGTTAATGACTAACGCTCCATCAGCGGTTGTCTTCAATATGGTTATATGTGTTGCCGTGTCTTGTCCATATCCCACGATTGACTTCGCATCTGAACTCCCGCTCTCGCGCTTTGCTGCTGCGAATGCTATTCCCGACGATATCATTATCCCCAGGATAAAACCGATCATAAATCTTTTCATACATACTCCTTGTTTAGTTACGTGTGTGCGCGGGCCGCGATATGTGCGGTATGCCCACGCGTTTGCCTGAAAATGGATCACGGTCTTTCCGCACGAGCGGTTGACCGGCGTTCTGTCTTTCGTTATGTTCACGCCCGCTGTTAGTCGGCGGGACGGCTATCTGCTGCTGCATGGCCAGGGTATCGACCAGGTCTGTAAATAAAGACTTGAACCCGTCCTTTGTAACGCCGAGCATCTCCGCTTCAAACTCTGCCAGCCAGGGCGCGCTCTCCGGGAGCCATATTCCTTTGGCTTTGAACCTGGGGCCGAGCATCTTGACGCGCTCCAGCTTGGATCCTACTTTGGCGTGTTCGATCGGCGTAATATGAAACATGGTATTTGTCCGCAGCATTTCCTGGTGTATGAACGGCTGGATAACGTCTTTATACATGCCGCGCTCAATGCCGACCGTCCGGGGATGGTACGTGCATACTTCTTCAAAGAGTTCTTTCATCAAAACGTCCGATGTCCACCGGCCATATCTGATGTTCAAGACATACCAAAGAATCGCTCCGTGGACGTCCTTGCGGCATGCTACGGTCACGATCGCGCGGTAGCAGGCTGTCTTCTCTGTGCTGGACGCCGGGTCCAGGCACGTGGTGATTGCGCTGTCGTTCAATATGTTATTAAGATATACGTGACTGTATCGCAGGCCCAGGTCGTCTTTAGTGACGCACCGGCTTTCTTCGTTAATCGCCTGGCACATGCGCTCACGGATCCATACGTCCAATTCCTGCAGGCGCCTGTATGATTCCCGTTCGTCTTCAATAAACGCCGCGTCAAACATGCCGGGCCACGATGGTGTGCCGTCTTCGTTCACTATGGCTATGCGCATGGCTTTGAACTTGAGGTCCGCCGCGTTGTCAAACACGCGCTCGATGATACACTTTTCTCCGAGGTTGTTGCCTATTAAGAATATGCGCGTGTGCTTACCGAGGAAGCATACGTCGTCTAAGAACCATTTCCAGTCCGCGTCCATGACCGTGTCGGATAAGCTGTCTTCCAAATCCTGCGGATCGTCTATAATGACAATGCGCGGGCGCCTGTTCTGGTTGTCCAGGCCGCGGATCGAGGATCCTTTGCCGTAGGCCTCAATGCGGACGTTGATGATCTCGCCGGATTCGCCCACTACATTGACCTCGAACACCTTCCCGCTTTTGTGGACGACTTCTACAAGGTTTGATTTCATGGCCGGGTTCGTCAAGTATTCGTTCTCAATTTCGAGCAGCTTGGCTTGTGCCAGCGCCGCGTTCTGTTTGACTATGACTATATAATCGCGCGTCTTCTCTGGGTAACGTAAACAATAAAGCGGGAACGATCGCAGGACGTACTGCCCTTTGGCGCTCTGCCTGAATCCCTGGATCGCGTAGTTCTCTTTGCCGTTCAGTAGGATGTCGCTCCATTCAAAATGGAACCACGCCGGATCTACTTCGTCCGGGCCATCTCCGAGCAGTATGCTTCGGAAGTCTACCAATGTTGACTTGGCGTCTTCTACTGCGTCCACAAGGTCCTTTTCAAGCGTATTTTGGGTCATTAGGGTCCAGGTTAATATACGGCAGTCCTGCTTTGAACAGCCGCCAGTATTTGATTTTGAATTTCGCGATCACGTATTTTGATTTATCAAAGTATCCGGTCTTCTCATCCGCTATCAGCGCGTTGATTATCCGGTTCAGTTCGAGTTTATCGTTTGGTGTCAGGTCTTTTCGCTTACACCACTGCGCAAGTCCGGCATCCCATAGTTCGACTTCTTCGTATGAGGTCAGGCCTTCAAATATTTTTTTCATGGCCAGCCAGTGCATCCGGCCGGGGTCTGTCATCACTGTGGCCTTACGTGTTAGGTCCATGCTTCTCCTGTTCGCGCTGGATGCGGCGCTTTGCGGCCTTGCGCACAATTTCTTCAAAGAATATTGTGTGTTCCATTTCGCCTTTGATTTGTTCTTTCTCTGTGTAATCGTGATGGTTCTTTAAGATCAGGGCCGTGATCGCGCTGTTTGTCTTGCCCGCGAGTCCTGCGCGTAGCAGGTTCGCTTCGCTTTTTGCTCTTAACCCCTCATAGGCGCACATAAATTCGTCACTCTTTTTACATAACTCTTTGGCTCTGTTACGGTTGACTTTATTCTTGTAACAAAATTCAGCCCAAAACGGCAGCGTTGTTTCCTGTGTGTAAACTTCCAATTTCAGCGCTATCTCTTTTATGCGCTCATCGGTGTATTCGAGAGGTCTTCCTACGGGATTACTCATTGACCGTCACTCCTTGCTCTATACTCTTATTACTATCACCACCATTATCTATACTTATATTGTTACTGTAGTCGTTGTATCGATCCACAATCACCTGGCAATACTGAGGGTCGAGTTCCATAGCGCAGCAGTTCCGGTTCTCTATCTCGCATGCCATGAGGGTTGTCCCGCTGCCGCTGAACGGGTCCAGGACCGTGGCGCCGCGCTCGCTTGAGTTGCGTATTGCTTCGGCTACCATTGAGACCGGCTTCATGGTTGGGTGTAGTGCACTCCGGCTTGGCTTATCGTAACGCCATATGTTCGTCTTTGCTTTCCCGCGGCATACTTCACCCTTCACTTCGCCCTCGATTCTGATCTTGAACCCCTGAAACGAGATCGTAGTTATTCCGTCTTTGAATGTGGTTTTGACTTCCTTGAGGTCTTCCCAAACGTTTGAAAGGTCGCGCCGGTCTATGAAATGGTGCTTGCTGCCTTCCGGCCAGCCGTAAAGAATCGGCTCGTATTGGTGCTGATAATCGCTGCGGGATAAAGTGAACGTGTTTTTTACCCAGATGATCGTGTTCGACCAGTGCCCCCCCCCCCCGCTCGAATGCCTGCTTGAGCGTGTCCATTTCGCTGGACCCCATGCATATGTATAATGCTCCGTCGACGTGCTCAATCATCGCTACGCATGCGGCGTGTAAAAAGTCGTAGAACTCCGAGCGTTCCATTTTATCGTTCTCGATCGTTTCGCGCTCTCCGAGCGTCCCGCCTTTGTAGTCCACGTTATACGGCGGGTCGGTGAATATCATCTGCGCTCTTGCGCCGTTCATTAGCCTCTCGAGGTCTTTCGGCTCAGTGGCGCTTCCGCACATCAGACGATGACGGCCGAGCACAATTAAATCGCCACGCTTGATCTCTGTGGCCCTACACGCAGGCGCAAGGTCCGCTTTTTCCGCCTTTGTCATATCGAGTTGAAATATTCTGTCGAGTTCGTCCGGTGTCCAGCCTACGTCTTTGAGCATGTCTTCATCGAAGTTCGCGAGCGCGTCCAGGTCCCATTGGCCGTTGTTTTTGTTAAGACGTAAATTTAACGTCATCTCTTCGGTTGGGGTCAAAAGACGATCGGGCACGCGAACATCTACTTCGGTCACGCCTTGTTCTTTTAATATTTTTAATCTAAAATGACCACCGATTACTGTGTTATCTAAATTTATTATAATGGGGTCCGCGAGATTAAATTCTGATAGGCTTCTGCGTAGTTGCTGACAATCCGTTTCTGTTGCCTGGCGTGGATTATACGCCGCGGGTTTTAATTCTTCTATTTTCCGTCGGGAGCTACTCCAATTTATCATTCGTCTCCTGTAAAAAGAGAAAGAGCGCTATCCGCTGCCGGCAGTAGCGCTCTTGATTTATCTGGCATGACGCCAAAATATTTTCTCTTTGATTGTGGAGTTTACACTATATTGCGGCTAAATGTGGTTAGTATTACCCCCTCGCCAGTTTGTAGAATAAGATTGCCCGGATTTTCTTTTAAAGTTTCGTTGCCATTCTTTGCCCTTCTCTGTCCACCGCTTCTCCTGACACTTGAGCCGGCCGCATGTTACTCTTGTCGCGGGTTTTCCACAATACGGACATTTGTCCATATCACAAATCCCCCGCAATGCTGACTACCTGCTCGCGCTGCGCTTCGGTCATCGTCTTGAACCGTAGGCCTTTTAACGGCTTGAGCGCGGCCGCCTGATTGTCATCCAGCTTCTTGTTAAACTCCGCGGTCGCTATCTTCTGCCTTGCTTTGTCAAACTCATCTTTGGTGATCGCGTCCGGATTAAAGTCCGGGTCATCGAGTTTAGACATATCTCGCTTTTTGTATTTGCGCTTTGTCTTTGCGGGCACCAGGGCTTTCAGCATTACCTTGTCTACCGCATTCAACCCGGGCCCGAATTTTGGGCCTGTTTCAAAAAACTTACAGATGTCGTCCTTTGTACATAGGTCGATATCCGTCACGACAAAATGCTTGCAAATTATAGCGTTCTTACATTGCGGCATAGGCGTCCTTTCTCGTTGAGTCCGCCGGAAGTGTTTCCCCAGCCGGCGGACAGTTTTATTTACAATCCGAATTTCATCTGCAGATCATCACCCGTCATCGGCTGTTCTTCGATCAGGTTCCCGCTGTCGACATCGTAAAATCTTTTTACGCGGGCCCGTTTGTCCATCTCGCACGTGCACTTGAAATACTTGTGCATGTATCCGGTCGAAATGTGGCCGGCAAGCATGTTGATCTCGGACACGCACGCGTCTATCTTGGCTTTGAAGTTCGACGTTACAGACTTCTTTTCGTCCTCAAGCCTCGATGATTCGATGTTCTTTTGCGCGAGTTTCCCGGACATTTCCTTTTTCTCGGGCTCAGTAAATTC